AAAAAGCCCCAGTTGCCTGGGGCGGTGGGTGTTGCCGGACCAGCTAGGGATCAGGATTGAGCGAAGTCGAAGCTGGGGGTGCCAGCGGGACGGAAGTTGACGGTGACCGATTGGGCGTCGTCGGGGTTGATGTTCAAGCTGGCCGAAGTCAGCACGGCATCGAAGGCGATCGAGCGGCTGAGGGCGTCGCTCAGGGTGCCGCCGCTGAACACCCGGTCGGTGTACAGCTTGAAGGCGGCGCCGGTTTGCTGGCGCTGCAGCACGTCTTCGATCATCCGGTTGGACAGGGCAGCGTCCTCATTGGTCATGTAGACCGTGGCGGTGCCGGTGCCATCGCCGAAGCCGCTGATGTAGCTGCGGAAGGGCACATACTGACCGGGGGTTTGGCCGATCGTGGTGACGTCGATCTCCGCGCGGCTGATTTCAAAGCTCCAGTCGCGGACTTGACCGACCGCGGCAAAGTCGGCGTAGGCGACTTGGAACTCGTTGGGGGCCGCCGCCGTACCGGTGGTGGTCAGGTCGATGGCACTGCCGCCGGCGGTGGCGGACACTTTGAGAATGCCGGTGCTGGGGGCGTAGGCAATCACGAAGTAGGTGGTGCCGGCCACCAAACCAGCGGGCAGGGTGCCCGTGCCGGCGCCGCCGGTTTGGCTATTCACCACGCTGAACTTGACCGGGTCGCCGACTTTGAAGTTCAGAAACGGCGCGACGGTGATTTCCTCGTCGCCAATGACGACATTGGCGGGGCCAAAGGTGCCCGTCGTGCCGGCGGGCTTGTAGTAAAGAGCGCCGGACGTGCCGGACAGAACAGTGGTGGCCATAGGGCGTACCAGTAGAAGGTTACGGGGCGGGCACTGCCCGGCTTAATACAGGTTAGCGCTTATCTGCACCAGAGTCTAAGCAAGCACTGTGGCGGTGTAAGGCGCTTCGATGCGACTAACAAACAGTGGCGCTTCGTCGGTGGACGAAAACGACGGGCCGGTAATTTCACCGACGCGAAAGTACACACCCGTGGTTGTTTTGGCGGTGTTGTTGAGGGTTTCCAGCACGTTCACCGCGGTGGTGACCAGCGTTTGGTTGCGGGCGGGGCCGCGGCCTTTTTCGGTGAAAATGCGAATCACCAGAGCACCGCGGGCATGATCCATGCTGGACGTCAAGGTGGGCTCGTTGGTCACGCCGAAGGTGATGTTGACCCGGACGTATTCAGTGGTCGTGTTGGGCGGAACGGCGGTGATGTTGTCAAAAAAGACCGGCACCGGTGGCACCAAGGCGCCGAAGGCGGCGAGCAGCGGGTTTTCGGCGGCAGCGCGAATGGCTTGGTAGTTCATAAAATTCCGCGCAAGGCTTGGTCAAAACTTACTCGCACCGCTTTGTCGATTTGCCCGCCTTGGACATAGGTGCTGAACCAGTCGAGCGGGGCGGTGCGGCGGTTGGGACCGGTGGCACTCGCCGTCAGTTGGCCGCGGGTGCCGCTGGTGCGGGTGCCGCGATCGAACGGTTTCAACGGCGGGGTGCCCGGGTTGATGAAGGTGCCTTCTTGCAGGTCCATTGCCACCAGCGCGTAGGGACCTTGAGGGCCGCTGGCAAAGTTGGAGATGGTGTATTTCACCACGGGTTTGAACAGCAGTTCGCGGCCGGAGAGCAAGGGGGCGCTGAGTTTTTGCGGTGGGCCTTCTTGTCCGGTGCCGGACACCACGCGGCTTTCGCTGCTGATTTGCCAAGAGTTGGAGAAACGTCCGGTCCACGCGGGGCCCCGCTCTTGCAGCTCGGCAACGACTTTTTCAGCTGCCGCAGCCGGAGCACGACTAAAAAATGCCGTACCGAAGCGATCCGCGTTTTGCAGTAAACGTCCAATCTCATTACGAAGCATTACTGCGGCCTCGCGATGATGGTGTGGAGGACGGGGTTGTCGCCGCGGTAGGTGGTGACGTTGAGGATTTTGGCCTCGCGGGTGACGCCATCTTGGGTGTAGCGGATGCGGTCGGCTTCGGTGGGGTAGTACGTGCCCAGCTCGGCGCTGCCGAACAGCACCTTGAGGTCGGTGGTTTGGTAGAGGCCTTCCGATTCGCGGGGGTTGACGCGCACGATCAGCGCCCGCACCGTCACGGTGGTGTCGGCACCGCTGACCGCCCCCGTGGTGGGGTTGTAGGTGCGGGGCGTGCTGGTCTTGACGTAGGTGATGTCTTGGCCCCAGTCGCGCAGCAGCGGGCCGGGAATCGAGGCAAAGGTGGTGTCGATGCGGCCCATGTCAACCCCGCCGCAGCCGGATGGCGGTGTTGGCCGCGCCGCCGATCGTGTAGGCGCCCAAGTACGAATGCAACCAGGGGTACACGTCAAAGACGTTGTTCACCACGCCGCTGGTTTGGGAGGTGGTGTTGTACTTGACGCGCAACTCGCCCAGTTCCACCTCATCGGGGATGCCGGTGGTGCCGGTGGTGCCGGTGATCGCGCTGGTGTCGTTGGCCAGCGCCCGCGCCAGTTCGTAGGTGGCGGTTTTGATCGGCTCCGGGATCAGCGTGCAGCTCAGGGCGATGTCATCGACGGTGTACGCTTCCCGCGGCCACTTCAGCGCCTGCGTATCACTGCAGCGGGCGCCGTAAAAGGACAGCACGTCGATCCAGCGCGTGGCGGAGATCAGGGCGCGGGTTTGTTGGTCGGTGGTTTTGCTGGTCCAGCTGCTGCTATCGGGGACCGTCTCGAAATAGGCGGTGGCGCCGGCCAGCGTGACGTACGAGTTCGCCGAGGCTCCTCCCAGCGTGGCGTCGATCGTCGCGGGCACGGCTAGTACAGTCTTTGATTCAGTCTAGCCGCCTGGCGGTAGTTTCTTACTTTCGGCGGCGCACTCAACAGGGCGGCGTGGTACACGTTGGCGCCTTGCATCTCCAAGTCCGCTTGTGTTTCGAGGTGTTGGCCGTAGGGGACGTCCACGAACGTGCGGCGGTTATCCTGTACTACGAAAAGACGTACCATGGCCATGCCGCTTCGTCGTGTCGTTGTTGTGCGCTCTAGCGTAGACAACGCAACCCCTGCGTCCCCAGACACCCCGGAACCTGTTATGCCTGCTGCCAAAGCCCCCGTCAAAGCTGCCGCTCCCGCCAATCCCGCCTTACCGGGTAAGGACGTGCGCAGCCTGGAAGATGTTGCGCCCGAAATTCGGCGCTTGCGCGAAGAAGAGGGTCTCTCCACGCAAGAGATTCATGAAGCGTTGGAGGTCAGCTTTGATGTCATCAACCAGCTGTTCTTGCAGTCGTACAAGATGACGATGAACACCGGCGATGTGTTCGAGGCGCAGGAGAAAATCCGGCTTGGTCTTTAAGGCGTTTATGGCACAGCCATAAAAAAGGCCCCCGTCATTGGGGGCCTTGCTGTATCTACGCTTGGGATCAGGCGTAGGCCGTGAGGTCGAAGGGGGTGTTGACCAGCAGACGGGCCACGGGGACCATCTTGGTGGTGGCGAACACCAGGCTCCAGGAGGCGGTAGCGGCCAGGTTGCCACTGGTGGCGGCGTTGGTGGGGTTGTCGCCAGCGGCGGCCCACTTGGTGCCGGTCACGTGGTACCCGTAGTGGTAGTCGATCGCCAGCACGTCCTGCATGGACAGGATGTTGCGGTCGGCCGCCAGGCGCAGGTCCTGTTGGATGCCCTCGGACACCACGCCGGACTTGAACAGGTAGACGGGGTACTTCACCGCATGGGTGGCGGTGCCGCCAGCCAGGGAGACCAGCTGGTCGTCGATGACGACGCGCAGGCCGGCGAAGTAGGCCGCTTCGGTTTGGGTCACGCCCACACCGCCGCCGCCCCAGACCACGGCACCGCCGGTGGACAGGGCCGAGGTGCTGAAGGTCAGCATCCCGACTTGCTGCAGGTAGTACGCCACGTTGGAGTGCATGGCGATGCTGTCCAGCTCGTCGCCGCGCTCACCAAGCTTGGCCTTGGTGGCGACCACGTTGGCCACGTTCAGGAAGTTGGCCTCGGTCATCGAACCGGGGACACCGGCGAAGGACTTGTCCACCTGGTTGGGGCCGAGCACGCCAGCGCCAGAGATGCCGCCGAACAAGCCCAGCAGCTGAGCGGCGAGGGTGCCGGTCTTGAGCTTGTTGATGGCGGCAGTCAGCTGGTTGCGGACGTGGGCCAGGGGGTCGGCGCCAGAGCCCAGCTTGCTGAGGTCGTCGGCGGCGTAGGCGAAACCGCGGTGGAGCAGGGTCATGATCTGCTCGTCGGCGGTCACGTTCTGGGGAACGAGATAGCCGCCACCGCCACCCCAGGTGTTGGTGCTGAGGATTTGGGTTTCGGTCGGGGCGATCGGATCGAAGAAGGGCACGCGCACCCGGGTGCCGCCAGCGCGGGCATCCAGAGCAGCGTTGCGCTGCACAATGCCGCTTTGGATCCACTTCGATTGCTCGAAGATGCCCTCGGCGGTGTACTGCAGAAATTCAGGGCGGGTGACCAGGTTCGACAGGAAGGTCGAACCAGACCCGTAGTTGCCTGCAAAGGAAGACATGGGGTAGCTCCAGTGGAGTCATGGGTTGGGATGTGCCCCACAGGGGCTAGGCGCCGGCTTCTGCTTTCAGCAGCCTGGCTTTGTCGGGGTCGTTGGCGAGCATCATCATTTGCTGAGTGATGTTCCAGGACTCCTTGGACCAGGGGTTGGCTTGGCCGGGCAGTGAGGTGGCTCGGGCACTACCCGAAACCCCCATGCCGGCGCGGTTCGTAGCTGCAAAATGGTGCTCGTAACCGCTGCCGGGGTTTTTCAGATTGGCGATGTACTCGCCAACTGGAACTTCGACTCCGCCGACAACAGCCACAGGCTGACCATCTTTGGCGCGAAGTTGCTCCTGCAGTAAACGATACAGCTGATCGGGTGCCAGTGCACCGGCCTGGGACAATTGGGCGATGGCGGCCGATTTCAGTTGCTCTTGGGTGAAGCCTTGTTTGATTTGATCGACTTCTGATTCTTTGGCGGCCAGTTGTTGCTTGAGTTCGGCAACGGTTTGCTGGGCTTCTTCCCAGAGGGTTTTGTACTCGCCGGACTCGGCTAATTTTTCGGTTTTGGCGGCTTCTTGTGCCAAGCGGATGTCGTCGAGTTGTTTTTGGAGGGTTTCGCGGTTTTCGCGGTCTTTGCGGCGCTCGGCAATTAATTCTTGATTTTTGGCGCGCAACGCTTCCAGTTGGGTGGCCAGATCGGAGCTATCAGCCACAGGCTGAGGCGCAACAGGCTCCACGGGAGTGACTGCTGCGGGCTGTTCTTCGGGCACGAGGATGTGTTACATGGACGCGTTTAGTTTACTACACCAGTTCAGTACGTTCCATGTCGTCGGGGGCTTCTGCTTTCTCCTCGCGGGCTGCTGCTGTTGCCTTGTCTGCGGCGGCGGCGGTGACTTCGGCCTCTACGTCGATCGTGTCAGGCAGGATTTCACCGCGACGCAGAACTTCCAGCAGTGTGGTGTTGCTGATCTTGCCGCTTTCGTTTAGCTGGGCTAGGACCGAGACGTCTTGGCCAATCAGGCGGTAGTAGTCAAAGTCGCGGTCCACCGTGACGGTGGGGGGTTCCATGCCGACATAGCGGGCGGCAAACGCAAAGGCCTGGGTGAGGGCCGATTCCAGTTCTTGGCTGAGAATCGACAGGACGCTGTTGGATTGGGCCTGGTCGATGCGTTTGGCCTCGGCGGATTCGGCGACGAACTTCTGGCCAAACAGTTTGGTGACGCCGAGGGTGGACATCTGCGAGGCTAGGGATTCCAGTTCGGCCATCTGCGCGTCGAAGCTGGTGGCGTCGGCTTGCACGTAATACGCCTTGTTGCCCGGTTGCATCGCGATGGCGTAGTTGACGCCCATCGTGGCGTTGCCGGTGGTGTCGTCCCAGCCCTCCAGGACGAGGGTGGGCATGGCGGCGATGTGGAGGGCGTGGATCAGGTCCGCTTGGCGTTGGTAGTGGGTGATGTTGAGGTTGGCGATGTCCAACAGCGGCGGCAGGGAGATCAGCAGGCCGCGGCGGTTGCTGTAGATCGGCACCAGGGGGATTTCGTCGAGGCTGTAGCCGCCGCTGGCGGTGAATTCGACCACGTCTTGGCCGAGCGTGTAGAGGTCGTAGCGGCCCGGGTAGATCACCCGCATCTGCTCGATTTGCTCTTCGCCGAAGTCGTTGAGGGGGCGGACGTCGTAGTCGTGGATGCGGACCTGCAGCAGGCGGTTGGTGCCCGATTCTTTGCGCCAGCCCCAGATCTGGGGGGCATCGACGTGGACGAAGTAGGGGCGGCGGCCCAGTGCCCGTTCTTCGGCGAGGTTGCGGGCGCCGGCAGCCGCCGGGTAGTCCACCAAAATGGCGCTGTGGCCGTAGGTGAGGCTGCTGATCAGGGCGCGGCGGGCGTACTCGTTGATGTTCGAGCCCAAGCCGTCAATGTCGTTGGCCAGCTCCAGCCAGTAGGGGTCGCCGTCGATGCGGATCGGTTTGCGCAGGATGGCGCCGGCGGCGACCTCAATCAGGCGGCTGGTGTACGGGGACAGCACGCTGCGGTCCACGCGGGTGCGGTAGGCATCGTCGTCTTCCCGCGGTTCCTGCGGCAGGTACGTTTCGCTCAGGTCGCGGATGTAGTTGGTGCCGCGGGTGACCGCTGCCATCACGCCCCAGTCGGGCATCATCGCGATGGCGTCGAGGCTGCGGACGAACGGGGATTCGCTGACGACAGCGCCAGTCGGGGGGATGTTGGCGCTGTAGACCACGGTTTGCCTCCTACTTTGACCCTATTTTGGCATTAATTGGGGTCGTCTTCTTCCTCGTCGTCGGGATCGGCGATCGGCACCAGCACTTCAATGCCGTGGGCCAACATCGTGACGAAACCGCCCAAGGTTTCGGGTAGTGATGGGGTTTTGAAGGCGAAGGTGGCGTGGGTGAGGCCGTC